AATCGATACAAAAATTTTTAAGGATTTTCCTGTCGGTGAAGTTAAACCCGATAAATTACCTATAAAGCCCAAAGTTGAAATTGTAATTAAGGAAAATCCTACCCCTACGAGAGAATCTTTTGTTCCCAAACCAGATACAACATTAGAGGATATTCCTAAAGAGGATGCAACTCAAGTTATTGATTCTTTGAAGAAGACTCTCTAAGGACTTTTGTGATTAAATCACGCAAGCTTTCATTTTTTTTATTTTTATAAGATACCATGGTAGGTTTATTACCCTTACCTGCCTTGGGATTCTTCTTTTCTTCCCTTCTCTTCTGGGCACAAGCTGCTTTTTTTTGAGCATCAGTCATTTTTGATGCCACTCCAGCAGCTCTACATTTAGGATAACCTTTTGACTCACCTTCAGGTCTACCACATGGTGGGTGACCACCACCTTCTTTTTTTCTACATATGTTAACCCAAGGCCCTTTTGGTTGTTTACTCCCCTTTGGTTTTTTTTTAGTACCAAACCAAACCGCTAAATCTTCTTTTAGAATATCGTCTTTGAATATTTTTTTTCTCATTTTTTTAACTTTATTTACTTTTGATTTAGTTATAACTTCATCTTTTTGTATTTCCTTTTTTGATTTTTTAATATTACCGTCATATGAGTCGTAAGAGGTATCATTATTTACATAATCAGAAACTTTGTCAATATATGGTTGTAACTGATTGTTTGACCAATTTTGTGGGGTAATATTTAATTTACCTTTAAATTGACCATCACTAGAAGAAGTAGTGCTCTCGTTGATTTTTTTATTCATAAAGCTTATACTTTTATAAATATCATATTTCATATGCAAGATTTTGCACCAATTCAATTATTTGACCGAATAAACATTCAATCATCACATGATTTTGAAAATTTTTTAAACGAGTTGAATTCAGACCAAGCAACCTTTGTAATTCAGATTGCTTTGGAAAAAGCGTATAATTCTGGAATTTTTAATTTGAGTGAAGCTGAAATTCTTTCAAAGTCACTACGTATTAAAAATAATATTTCGAAATCTACCCCGAAGGATGAATCTAAACGAAATAAGTAAAAGAATTGTTGAAGGAGAACATTTTCTGACCGAAGTTGTTAGAAAAGGACATAAACCATATTATGGCGACGAATACGAACATATTAGAACTGAAGTTGGCATTTTAAGATGTTTGTATTTTGGAAATGATTCCAAGTTCTGTAATCCAAAGTATAGAAAATAAAAAAAGGGGGCGTAAGCCCCCTTCCTTTTTATAGTTTGAGATATTATCTCAATTCTCTCAAGTCGAATGTTCTAACACCATCAACTGTGATACGACCGTAGAAACGGTTGTTTACAACCTTCTTAGCGTATCTAGTCATGATACCCTTGATAGGTGTAAAGTTGAATGGGTTGTACATTGTTGGAGTGAGTTGTAAAGGTACATATGGAGCGTAGATGTATCCAGTATCCAATAATGAAGTACCTTTGTGTCCTAACAACACCTGGTTTGCAGGGAAGTAAGGGTCACGGTAAACCTGGTATCTACCAGCTAATGTTCCAACTCTCTCAATACCCATGTTATATTGGTCTTGCTCAGGAGCTGCGTTTGATACGTGGAAGTACTCCAAGTCGTCGAAGATAGCAGATACCTCAGAAGATACAACAATCCAGTTAGCTCCACCTCTCAAAGTTGATTTGTGGATTTGTGCTGAGATTTGGTTGATTGCAGTGATAAGAGTTTGGTTCCAGTCCTTCTGAGTGTAAGGAGTTGTACCAGAATTGAATCTCTTCCATCCGTTGTAGTCCCAACGAAGGTTCCATGATGCAGCTTTTCTCAAGTCTCTCAAGATTTCACGGTCGATTTCAGCAGCCACTTGCTCAGACAACAAAGCTGTCAATTCAGCTTCAGCGTCAATGTTGTGGAATGCTGCAACGTCTTGCGCCATTTCTGGAGACCATTGAGCTCTAAGTTTTCTTTCAGTAACCGAAACAGTAACAGACTGAAGGTCGAAAGAAACTTCACCGATTTTATCTTCGAATTCAAGATTCTTGTAGATTCTGTAAGTAGCTTGGAAAGCTGAGCTTACTGATGCTGTTGTAGATGAGAACGTTGAACCAGTGTATCCATCGAGTGAAGAATCTCCACAAGAAATACATACAGGAACTTGTAAGTCAACTTCAAGATAAATTTTACCCTCAGCGTCACAAGTATCATAATATGTACCACCATCAGTTTTACTATTTGGGAAAACTAAAGTTTCATTTTGTCCGTATTGTACAATACCCTTTCCGTATCTTTGTGTTACAACTCTGAATAGGTAGTTATTTTGAGTATTAGCAGAAGTGTATACGTTGCCAAGAACACCACGAATTTGAAGGTCAGATAAAAATTCTTCAGTATCCATTGGTTGACCATTAGGTCCGATAAGTTGACCAGCACCTGCTGACGCAAATCCTGACATTACAATAAGAACTTTTCTATAGTTTGCAACAGCGTATCCAGATTGTATAAGCTCACTTCCAAACCAAACAACAGTTTGAGTATCGGCTGAAATTGCCGAGAAAGAACCTTTAGAGTAGTCGTAAAGACCTGGAGGGTCTAAAGCGGGTTCGTTACCTTCGTAGAATCTATCGTAAAGGTCTTTTTGAGTGTTGTAATCATAACCACTGTTTGGTGTTTGACCAGCAGCAGCGTTAGGTGCTCCAAAAGGTGCCCAGTGTTCATTTGCTCCAGCTCCTGTGTAAGACTGAATGTTTGGTACAAAGTAGAACAACTTACCGATAGGTAGGTTCATAGCTTGTACAGAAACGATGTCGTTAGCCAAAAGCTTAGAGAATACTCTTCGTACGATTGGAAATACAACAGTTTCAAACGCACCGGTATCAGCAGTTGATGATGCTTCGTTAATCAAATATGACGCTTGGTTTTCATATAACTGCGCGATATTTTCTTTTAGGTGTCCGTTAAGCCCGTCAAGGAAACCTAACTTGTCCCATTTGTTAATTGTGTCTTCTTTGATAACTTTAAGGTGCTTAAGACCGATGTTACCAACAAGACCACTTTCTAATAATGCTCCCATTTTTGTTTTTTGTTTTTAGGATTTTTATTTATTTTTTACAATTTAGACATTAAATCCTTAATTCTTAAGAACTGAGGGTTTTCATATGTCTTTGACTCAATAAGGGTTGTTGCTGAACCCGAAGTTTTATTCGAATTCAATTGTCTTTCAACACTCTCTGAAATATTTTTAGTTTCAGTGTGAGAAAGTTCATCCTTAACAGTCTTGTAGAGTTGCTTTGATTCTTTAAGAGATTCTACCGAATCAAATCTTCTCAAGATATTTATTTTTTCTTTTTTGGTAGTGGAATGTTCTGTGAACAATCTTGTAGCATAAGCTAAATTAGAATTGAATACAGCAACTTCATTTAGTTTTTCTCTGAAAACATTCAAAGCTTTTCTGTACTCTTCATTTTTTTCTCTGAGCATTTTTAACTCAGCGTCAATTGATTCTACTTTAACGCCATTATTACCATAAACATAATTTCTATTGTTTGTGATACCTTTTCTTAATCCTCTACCTTCTTTAGACCCCATTCCATAAGTTCTAGCAGCTTCTTTTGTTTCTTCTTTGGTTTCATAGTCTTTTTTTCCAGGTTGTGTTTTAGATTTGTCACCTTTGTTTCCTCCGAATTTACCTTCGTAGTCTTTGAAGTGTCCATCTTTACCTTCTCCAGCTTTCTTTTCAACACCGTCTACTTTTTTACGCTTGTATTCGTGTTTCTTAGAGCCGAAGTCATTCCCTTCTTCCATTTCACCTTCTTTGAACTCAAATTTTGCTTTACCAGTACCCATAGTTTTAGGGCCAGCCTTTTTGTGGTCGTCAAATCCTTTTTTAGGTAAAGTACTATCGTACTTAAACTTAGGATGACCCATTCCAACGCCTTTTGGTTTTACAGTCATTTTAGCTTCGGTCAGGTCGTAATCTTCTGAAGCCATCTCGTATTCCATCATGTCCGAATCTTCTTCATCCATCATTTCCTCGAGTTCTTCTTCCATTTCTTCCTCATCCATTTCTATTTCATACATGATTTCATCTTCCGAATTATCTTTTCTTGAAGAATAAAGGGCTTCTATAACAGCGTCTAAATCTGCATCTTCTTGCATATCTAGTTCTGAGAAATCCATTTCATCTTCCATCATGTCTTCACCTTCCATCATTTCGTCCTCTTCTTCCATCATTTCATCTTCTTCTTCCATTTCGGATTCTTCAAGTTTAACGATGTATTCAGTGTCCTCACTTTCGTCGGTTAGATGAATTTCATCTCCGTCTTTCACAACAACGATTCCATCTTCTGGTCCCATTGCTTTGAAAGCTTTGATTACTTCTTCATCAGTCATGTCGGTCATGTCAATAGTGTCTTCCATATCATCGAAATCCATATCTTCCATTCCCATATCTAATTCTTCAGAGTCTTCCATATCCTCTACCTCGCCACCCATGTCTAACATGTCTAACTCGGTATCGAACTCAACCTCATCATCTTCTTGTTCAGAAAGAGATTCCTTTACTAACTGACTGATTTCTTCCTTCATAGTAGAAGCAAGTATTCCTTTTGCGTTTTCGGCAATTACCTCTTCAACGTTTTTCATTTGAATGAGTGCCTCTTCAACTAAATTTTTAGTTTCTTGCATGTAAATTGTTTTCATAATAAATAGTTATCAAAACAAAAAAATCCGTTAATACCTCTTTCATAGTGAAAAAGATATTGACGGAAATAAAAAAAGGTGGGTTTCCCCACCTTTAAATGCTTATTCGATTACCTCATCGATTTTACTTTCGACCACCGATACTATTCGCCAGTCGTGTTGAAACCCGGTATACTTTTTAGTAACCTTTGCTTCTACATCAGTGACTGAGAACCCATTAACGAGTTTTTCTTCTCTGATTTTTTTAACACGACCCGAGTTTTCATCTGGTAAATCATAAACGACTTTAGCAACGAAGAATTTTTCATCCATAATAAATAAATTAATAATTAACGATTTAAATAATCGGATAATTTTTTCATTAAGTCAACTGATTTGCCCATTCCAGAGTCAGAAATTTTTTGTTTTCTTTCTTCTTCAAGGTTTTCTTCATACATACTTCTTTCCTCAGGGCTACCAAAAAGGTACGCTCCAGGAGTTGATGGTGATGAAACGAGGTCAAAACAAATTAATTCAAAATCATCTTGAACTTCATTTTGTTCGCCAATTTTTTTCAATGAACCTACCCCACGAGAAGAAACCCCCATTGTTACGCCTTGTCTTATAAGATTTGCGGCAATATCTCCTTTGGTTGACACAATTCCACTTTCATGAAAGCCTGGAGAAGTCAACAGCTTCAATTTACCCATAAGGATATTTCCATCCCACCATACGTCAGTGATAATGTGAGAAACTCTATCCAAATCAATTAGAGAAGATTCTGGGTGGTTAAGTTCAGAAGTTGATAACCCCTTTTTAATTGCATTTTTATATCTATCTGCTTCACGTTTTAAAATTTTCTCTGGATATACTCTACCATTACGGTTGGGCACACCATATTTTTGAAGAACTGCGTAAAACTCGAATGGATTTCTGTAATCTATTTCCTTTTTACCCTCTAGTATGGATTCGTTTAATCGGTCTTTTGGTGATACATATCCAGCATCCATTTCAATCAGAATGCCTTTTCCACTATCTTTGGGACCTAAAATCGGTAAATCTTTCATTATATCTTTTAAAGATAAATATAATACTAGTTGAATGTTTTTAGATTCAACTTGTCTTTACTAGAACTAAAAGTAAAATAATCGTTTTTTATGATGCAATCTTTATAAATTTCTTTGATAATTTTTTTTACAAATTCTTTTAATTGTGAACCTTTAAAATCCATTTCTTGTTTTGTAAAAAGATTAATTTCAAGATTCATAAATGATTTTTTATTTACTTGAATTCCACTAGTTCGCAGGTCCAAATCAACTATAAATTTTTCTGAAAAAAAATCTGAATTGATACTTTGGTAAACAGAATGTTTAATATTTCTAGATAAGTTTCCAACAACTCGTTCCCAGTTTTCGGATTCTTGAACTGGGCAGACCCAAGTTTGTAAGTTTATGTATAGAGATTTAAGGTTTTTTGAATCGACAGTGCCAAAAGATGTTTTTAGAGATTCGTATTGATTAAGCTTAACCGTCTTACCTTTTTTCATTAATATAGAAGTTGAATATGGTTTATTTTTATGAAAAAATAACAAACTTTTCAACATTTCCAAATATTTCTATTATATGCTAATAGTTCAGGTAAACCAAAACATAGAAAAAGCTTTAAAGTTACTTAAGTCTAAAGTTATTAAAACTAGACAAAACCAAAAATTAAATTCTAAGAAAGAATTTGTTAAGAAATCCGAAAAAAAAAGAACCTCAAAAATTAAGGCTGAATATATTCAAACACTCAAGAATCAAGAACAATAGATTCTTCTAGTTTTTTTAGACGAACATAACTAATTTGGTCAAACTTTTCGATTTCAATTTTTCCAATTGTCTCACTGATTTTTGACTTTAAATCCATATCGTCTTCTTTACTTGATAATACTTTAAGTTTGTTAACTGCAGACTCTTTTAAATCGCTAAATTCTTTTTCAAGGTCATTATTGTTTTTTGCTAAAATGTGAAAAATTTCCTTTCTTGAGGATTCATCCAAACTATTCATATATTTTGAAAGTGTTTGATTAGCAATTGAAACCATAGACTTAATAGGAATTTGTGGGATGTCTTTACCAATAGTATGTGTTTCCATCAATTTACTGATAATTGATTTTTTTGAATTCATACGTTCTTTGATATCAACCTTGTTAAAATAAACAACATTATCTATGTGCTCGTAAATGTTTTCAGATTTTTCTCCATTTTTCGGTAAAGAAGTTTTTTCTAGA